CCATTGCTTACTCCTTATCCCAATTAGTATCTACTGGTTGCTCTGCTGGCATTGCACCGTCTGGTTTGGCAGCAAGTCTTGCTCTTACTTCATCTAACTCTGCATCAAGTTTATCTTCTGCCATTCTAACTTCTGAATCTACTTTTTTATTATCTATCTGTGCTTGCATAATATCTTTAGCACCACTTTGACCAATTAATAGTCCTGCAAGTGTTCCTGTGATAAATGTAGCAACTGAACCAAGCACATTGAAAAACATCTTATCATTTTCTGATTGTGCTCCAATTGGTTGTGTTACGAATATAAGTGCGTATAAAATACCTAACGCTGTAAATAATAAAATTGCTCCAAGTGTACAACCAAGAATAAACTTTAGTCGTGCATCAAGATCCTGCGGTGTTAATCTTTGCTTACTCATCCTGTTTTCCTATCAAGTCTTTTGTACAAGTTCCTGTAGCCTCACAAAGTGGTGGCTTACATTCTGCCTTTTCCCAGTTTACTGGATCCTGGCAAGGATAGCGATAGTGACCGTCATACCCGCAGCCACCAAGGCCTAATACAAGTATACACGATAAAAAAATATTACGGATCTTCATACTTGTATTATACCAACTATTCTTTATCTTCACGAAGCGGGATGGTAATAAGCCACAGGGCAATTGATATTAATGTGGCTACCCCCACTACCTGCTGGGCGGTACCTGTAAGGGTAAGCCAAGCAATAAAGAAGCCAAGGATGGTAAATATCTGGGCAATACTCTCAATTACAGCAGCCTTAAACCACTTAAAGAGTCCTTTAACTATCTTCTTAATCATGTTCATATTATAACCTCCTTAGTGACATAACTGAACTAACAATATTTCCTACCAAAATAACAGGAATGACCACCTCTTGAACCTTCTCTCTTTGGTCATCTGTCATATCTTTACCCCAATCTGTAGGGCTTAATAATTTATCAAAGTCTATATCTGTTAATGTTCCAAGTGGGTCTGCCAAAAATGCTTCTGTCTGTACTTCAGTAATAGCGTCTGCCAATGTGAATGGCATTGCTGAATCCCCCGCTTCTGCTGCTCTGCTTTCAAACTCTACAAACGCTGTAGCAATGGCAGGGTCAGATTTCATTGCCTCTGCAATCTTTTCAACTTCTGATGACTTGATACCTAAATCTTGTGCTACCTCTGCCTTTGCTTCCTGAGTCAAAGCCTTCAGTGTTTGGCTAACTGCTGCTACTTGCTCAGGTGATAAAACAACTAACTTATTATCTTTGCTTGTAAGGTTTGCAATAACTCCAGATAAATCTTCTGCTGTTCCTGTACCCTTTTCAGGAATAAGTTCAACCAACTCTTCATCTTCTATTTCAGGATTATTTGTTGGTTCTGGTTCTGGGGTTGGTTCTGGTTGTGGTTCAGGAGTTGGCTCTTCTGTTGGGTCTACGACTGGCTCCTCAGTTGGTTCTGGATCTGGTGTAACCTCTGGGGTAGGTTCAGGTGTAGGCTCATCTGTAGGGTCTACTGTAGGCTCTGGAGATGGCTCTGGTGTAGGTTCTTCAGTTGGCTCATCTGTAGGGTCTGGTGAAGGCTCTGGAGTTGGTTCATCTGTTGGCTCTTCAGTTGGTTCTGGAGAAGGTTCTGGTGTGGGTTCTGGGGTAGGCTGATTGGCTGCAGCATTGGCTGCTGCTTGAGCAATAGCAGCATTAAGTTCTCTCTGTGATTGTTCGTAGTAATATTCCCATGCATCACTAATAGCATTATTTAAATCAATTATTGACTGATTATATATTTCTATTCTGCTATTTTTCAATTCTAAAGCATCTTCTGTATCTGCAACGGCATCAAGATGTTCCTGTGTTTTGGTTTGCAATACCTGGTTCATTGATGACAGTGTTGAATTTTCAGAGTTGTATACGCTTAGTTTGTCATTGTATACTGCCAATTTATTGTTATAGTTTGTTTGTGCTATAGCCTGTGCTGCAACAGCATCATTGTAAGCATTTATTTGTGATTGAGTTGGTCCTGATCCAGAAGAAAATGTATTAAGATTACAACTAAAATTTTGTCCCCAGACTCTTGGATTTCCAGAATAATCACATCCTGCTCCAGTCCATCCACCAGGTATAGCCCAACCAAGATGATAGGAGCCTGGTCCTCCACCGTTATACCACCAAATCTCTACACTCAATGTTTTGTCTTCGCTAACATCATATACTGGTGAATAATCGCTCCAAGTAGTTCCTTGCTCTACCCAATTGTCAACAGCAAGATTTCCGTCTACATACATTCTAAATCCATCATCTGTATATCCTGCAAAATATGTTGATGTGAACCAGGACGGTACTGTTATTTGACCAGTGAACTTAACTATAAAGTTTTCGTATCTGTTACCACAAACTGGTAGTTGCATGTGGCTTGAGTTCCAGGTGCCAGAACAAAGCACAGATCCTGGGGTAGCGACATTTCCTTGTCTGACAAGAGTATAAACCGTATAGGCTAACCCTGTTCCTCCAGCAGCCTGCATATTAGACTGTGTGGTTTGAACATTAATATTGGCTATGCTTAGTGCATCTTGAGCATCATTCTTTTCTTCAAGAGCGTTGTCTTTATGTTCAAGGGCCAAGGCTACTGTGGCTGTCTGACCATCCACATTTGACTGGGCAAGGTTCTTTGCTTCTAAGGCTGTGGCTTCTGCTTCTACTGCATCTTCATGGGCATCATAGGCATCATCTTTAAGTTCCTTCGCATTTGTGGCTGAGGCAAACTTATTTTCTGCTATCTCTATAAGATCTATAAAGTCATCTTGGTAGCCAAGATCGTCTACGCTATCGTTAAGTTCCTGTATTTCTTGGGCTGCAACAGTTAGAGGGTCGTCAGAATGAGCCTCTGTGGGGGCTATTAAGAGCCAACCAAAGGCTAAGAAGGTTGCAAGTGTTATTCGTGTTAATCTTTTAATTATCCTTTCAGCCTCCACAATTAATAGGATAATTATAGCATTTTTATTTTAAATATTTAGTATTAAGATTGTCAATTATAAGCCCTAATCTTGGGCCAACTCCCCAAACCTTATGTTCTGTTTCGGTAGGCAAATAAACTATATCTCCTGGCTTTAATTCATAAGTTTCTTCTTGATCTACTTCCCACAAAGATGTTCCAAGTATTTGCCAAAAAATTGCATCAACAGTATCTGCATGATAGCCAGTAATCTTATCAGTCATTGATATTCTTATTCCCTGCAGGTGCCAATCACTCTTACAATTACATGGCTTGGCTTCATAATAATCACAATTAGTGTTGTCTACAGATTTATTTAATTTGTATAGTAATTCAGTTACACCTTTAAAATGACTAAATATTGATTTCCTTCCTTGCGGAGCAAACCATAGCCCTGATTGAATTTCAACATTGCCTCTAAAGGAACCACCTTGATTTAAAATTCTATCCTTAAGTATTTCATTTGGTATAAGTGATTCACTATATAAAAATTTTGCCACATCTTCCCATGTGATTTCTGATGTATGGTATTTTTCAACAGTCAGAACCTTACTGTTTTGCTTTGCGTTTTCCATTAAATCAAACATACTCAATTATATCACCTCAAAACAAAAAGGGGGGCAGGTTTCCCCACCCCCCCATTATTTGATTAATTACTTAATCAGTGTAACCTTTGCTCGTGGATTCTTCTTGTTCCAACGATTTGCAAGTGTATTGAATGACTTCTTCAAAGAAGCAATTGCTGCAGCGTTATCTGCAGTCAACTTGGCAATTGCTGCATCATGTGCAACCTTTGCATCTGCAAGTGCCTTATCTGAAGCAGCCTTTGCCTGAGCAACTGCTGTTGTTGTGTCTTCCTTGAACTTTGCAAGTTCTGCATTCTTAGCAGCAAGTGCTGCATCTGAAGCAACCTTTGCAGCAGCAGCATCGGCTGCAGCCTTAGCAACGGCAGCAGCAAGAGCATTCTCTGCAGCAATCTTTGCAGCAGTCTGTGCAGCAAGTTCTGATACTAGATCACGAACTGCAATCTCTGCGAATGGTGCAAGTGTTGGAGCAGTCAAACCAACTACTGCTGCTGCAACTGCATCTGATGATGTTGTTGGTGCAAAAGTAATTAGTGAGCGTGTTCCTGTTGTTGGAAGAGTAGCCTTAAAAGTTGCTGTTCCAAAGTCTGTTAGAGTAGCACCAGTTGTTACTGTTGCTGTATCCATAACTGCTGTTGAAGCAAATACGGTTGCTGTAATTGACTTGCCAGATACCTTGTTGCCAAATGCATCTGTTGCAGTTACAACGATATCCTGCTTAGTTCCTGCTGCACCTGCTGTAGGTGCTGAAACTGTTAGGTTATTGATCTTGCCAGCAGTACCCTGTACATAGTATGTAAGAGTTGTTCCACCATTGTTAATTACAACGGTTCCAATTGCTGTTGTCTTTGTGTAGACAAAAAATGTTGCAGTTGTTCCAGTACCTGTTGCAATTGTCAAAGATGATGATCCTGACGATGCTCCTACTGGTGCTGCTGATGTGTGTAGTGCAGATACGATTGTTGCGTTAGTTGCAGTTGCAGTTACTGATGTTCCTGCTGCTACTGTTGCTACAAAGCGTAGTGCATCTGCTGCATCAATTGTGTTATCTGCTGGTACTGGCAATGTGGCAGGGGTAGCAATTACACCATTAGTTGTATTTGCTGTTCCATCTAGCGTTACCGCTACTGTCATTACTGTAGCATTTGCAGGTGCTACGGCGACCATGCCCAAAGTCATGGCTGCAACCACGGCTAGTGCGATTTTCTTGAATGAATTCATTTTTCTCCTTTTATTCATTGTTTATAGTGTTTTTAGTCTATCCAGATAGTCTTTTATATCTTCTATTTGGTTAGGTTTATATTGTATCACGTTCTCAGGGAGCGTGTCAACTCTGCGGGGCTGTCCCCTAAATGTATGAACCTCGACTTCAAGGTTTTGATCTCTGGGTGTATAGGATATCGCACCAAAGATAGATCCACACACAGCATCAGCAAGGTCCTTAGATTTTTTGCGTGGGTGATCGACCTTGTCATTTTTCATAATTTTAAGTTCTGTTAGTTCTTCAAACAAAAGTTCGATAGCAGGCATTACTAGTCTTTGCTCATATACAAGCATAGCCATATCCTCGTAGTGCTTCTTGGCTACAGAAACTGTTTCTGTTCTCATGCCCACTGCCTGCAACTCATTCTGGATATCAAAGGACTGCCAACGGTCAAAAGTAACTAACCCTATATTAAATCCAAGTCTGCGTAGATTTTGTATCCACTGCTTTACCTCTGAAAGATTGACTGGACCCTCTACCTTTGGCTCCCACCATGCAACAGCATCAACAACAACAATAGGCGATATCTGCTCATAGTCTTTAATTACCTGAACATTTACCCACTTCTCAACATGTGCAATTGCAACAGCACACTTATCGTGTTTCTGTGCAAGGTCAGCATGAACATAATAAACTTTATCTGGGTCTGGCTTAAAGTTTTCTTCAAATCTTCTGAATTGATCCAGTGGATTTCTGGATGTCATACAAGCACGAACCTTATCTGCTTGTTTAAAAAAGGCATCTGATGCATATGTAGGAACACAGGCAAAACGCATCATTGCGTCACCAAGGTCTGTCATAAATGCAATTTTAAAATCGTCTACCTGTCTTGTAGGATTTACTTCCCATGTAGGTCTTTTAATAGCAAAAACTCCAGGGTATTTATATGACTTAATATGATCTTCATCCCATGCAATCTCAAACCAGTTATCCTTATCATCCTCTGGAAGTAGTGGATTAATTATAAACCTATGTGTTTTACTTACTACTTCTTTGTCAGCAATTACTGCTTCATACCGCTCAGAAATAAAGTCTCCGTTATAGCGTGGGAATGATAGAAGAACTACCTTGCCAAGGTCAGGGAAACGAGAATCTACTGATCCACGAAATGCTTTGTAGATGTTGTCAGCAGTCTTACCCTGCTCATTACCAGTTGCAACCTCAGATGCAAAACCAGAAATCTCATCGAGCACTGCAAGTAAAAGGTTTAAACCTTCATGAGATTCACGCTCAGAGTGTCCAGAGTAAACTGTAACAGATTTATCAAAACCAATAGAGTCTACCTTTGCTTCATACTTACCAGCAAACCATGGTGATCTCTCAATCTTTGATTTGAAACCTTTAAAGAAAACGTTTTTAGCCTGTTGAGCATTAATAGCAACGTTAATTAAATCTATCGCATCCCCTGATGGTTTTCCAAAGTATTTTGCTGGATCTTTGAGACATAGTAATTTGTATACAATATAAGCGCAAGCCACAGTAGAGGTGAAGTCTTTACCGCTACCCTTGCCAAGTTGTAGAATGATTTCATTCTTTGTGTATTTGTCATAATATCTTGACCCCTCTTCTTCTCCCATAATATTTATAAGATCTTCTTTGCGATAAATCTGACTCATTGCCTCAACAATGTCATACTGAATATCAGATAATCCTGGCTGACCTAAATATTCTGGAGACTCAACAAACGTCTTTGCATCGACTGGAGTTTCTTCAAAATGACTATCTGCTAAAGCCTCAAGGAAATCATCAAACTTCATGGACAATGGTAATCACTTCATCCTTTTTGGCAACATCAGAAAGTCTACGCATAATCTCATCACGAACCTGTGGGTACTCAGATGCTATGTCTCTAAGAATTGCCATTAAAACTTCTTGCTTCTTTTCTATTTGTAGCATTTCTTCTGCGAGTTCTTTATTCTCAAGAAGCCCAGCCTTTTGTAGCATATCGATTCTCTTAGACTCAATATCCATAACAAGTTTAATTGCTGCAGTCTTTGCCCCAAGGTTGTTGGTCATGGATGCTTCATCAATAACCTCATACGACTTTGCAATTAGTTTATTATAATGTGTGTCTGCAACTGCAAGTGCTTCTTTAGCACGAGCACGAATAGCATCATTAGCAGATGCCATAACCTTCCACTCATTGATGTGCTGAACTACACGAGTTCTTGGTATTGAAAGATCTTTGGAAATCTTTGTTGCATCATTTCCTTTTAGGTATTCTCCTACAACATTATTAATTTC